CAGTGCCACGGCCTGCATGTGGTACCAGTGTGCGTGCCACGCCAGGTAGCGCTCCGCCGTCAGTTTGGCCAAACCGTACGGGCTGACCGGGTCTCGGACTGCCTCCTCGACGGCCGGCTCGCGGACGTTGCCGTATACGACGCCGCCGGACGACGCGAAGACGATCCGCCGGCAGTCATGCCGTACGGCGCCGGATACGACGTTGATCAGCCCGACGACGTTGACCTCGGCGTCGAACGCGACGTCCCGCACGGACCTGCTTACGCTGATCTGCGCTGCCTGGTGACAGATGGCCGTCGGTCGCACCTCTCGGACGACTCGCTCGACGTCGCCGGCGGCCCGCACGTCGACCACGTGCACCGCAACGCCTGGCGGCACGTTTGCACGGCTGCCGGTCGACAGGTCGTCGAGCACGGCGACCTCGTGGCCGCCCGCGAGCAGCTGGTCGACGACGTGGCTGCCGATGAAGCCGGCGCCGCCGGTGACGAGGATCATGAGTCTGGGAAGGCTGCCGTCGGTGGCGTGAACCCTGCCGTGTACCGAGCCACACCAATTGTCACCCGAAAATCGTCGCAATAGCCGTCGATTTCTTGGGTGCCGTCTGCGGCGCCGGCCATGATGCTCATGTCGCCGCTTGTGCCAATCGCGCCAGCATTAACGGTGGTCGTCGTGCCCGCGGCTCCGTCCACAAACGTGCGGATCGTGTTGCCGTCACGCACCATTGCGATGTGATGCCATGTCGACGTTGACACGGTTAGGTTCGGGTCAAAGTCCAATACTTGCCAAGAGGTGCCAAACGAGTCGCTGATATAGAGCCGCACGTCTCCGCCGACGTGTGTCAGCAACGCGCCGCCAATGCCTGTCTCGCTTGAGCGGTGCGCCCACAGCGTGCGAATGCCGCTCTGCAATGAGTTGAAATAGAACCATCCCTCGATCGTGAAATTACCACTGCCGACCGCAAGGCCGGCGCCGGATGCAGTCAGGTAGTCGCCACTGCCATCGAATGATCCGCTTGACCCGCCAAACTTGCTCTGCGTCGTGCTGATCTGGCCGCCGCCCTGCCTCGTCACCGTTTTGGGCGACCCGCTGGTGTCGGTGAACGTTGTCGATCCGTTGCTGCCGTCCATGTGCAGGAGCAGGGCGACAGAGGAAAAGTTGGGGTCTGTTATCGTTCCAGTCGGCCACGTTCCTATCCTGCGCTGCAGTTCAACCTCTCGCAGCGTCCAGATGCCGCTGGCCGCCGACTCGGTCACGGTGCGGTTGAATCCGATGTATCCGCCACGAGGCCGTGTCACTAGCTGATCTCCAGATAGCTGCACACGACCTCGATGTCGTTCGACGCGCTCGGCGTCACGACAATCGACCGATCCTCCTCGAGCCAGATCGTCGAATCCTTGCTGACGACGACAAGCGTGGCATCCGCCGGCACGGCGACCGTCGAGCAAATCGCGTATCCGGTGCCGGCGCCGTCGTCCTGGCTGTGTACCTCGATCGTCACGTCGCAGGCATTCGTGCCGTCGACGTTGGCCACATAGAGCGACTGCACCTGCAACGCCTTGCCCGAGCTGGCGGCGTTGTTGAGCAGCACCGTGCCAGTGGCGCCCGTGACCGCGGACAGGTATGCGGTCTTTGCGGTGATGGTCGTGGGTCCGACGATGTTGGGAGCAGCCATGAGGCACCTATGACAACGCGAGAATCAATCCGATCGCAGACGATTGCGGACCTGTTGGGCCGGTAGCGCCCGTCGGACCGCCCGACGGACCAGTGGCTCCTTCAGCACCGGTAGGCCCGGTTGATCCGACGCCGGTAGCACCGGTCGGGCCTGTGGCGCCGACCGACCCTGTAGGTCCGGTCACCGTGGAAGCATCACCGGTTGCGCCTGTCGGACCCGTAGCACCGACGGAGCCGGTCGGCCCTGTCACGGTGGACGCCTCGCCGGTCGCGCCTGTTGGACCGAGGCTGCCCGTCGGGCCTGTAGGCCCAGTCACGGTCGATGCCTCGCCGGTCGCGCCGACGGAACCAGTCGGACCCGATGGCCCTGTTGATCCGGTCGGCCCGGTCACAGTGGATGCCGCACCCGTTGCCCCCGTAGGTCCCGTCGGGCCTGTCGGGCCGGTGATCGCAAGATCGATCGGACCGCTGGGCCAGCTGCCCGACTCTTTCGGACCGTACAACTTGCGGCCGACCGTGTCTAGGAAGATGTCGCCGTTGTTGCCGACGCCACCAGTCGGCGCAGTCACGCCGGCCAGGACGGGCGATCCACCGGAAGGGAGGCTGTAGAACGGCATGGCATCACTTTGCCCTGTGGGCGGCCTCGAGGTGAGGGGGTGCGGTCACGCGTCCGGCCCTGCCACCACGCCCTGCTCAATGCCCACCTTCGCGACGTAGTTCATCAACGCCCCAACCGCCGCCGCGAGGTCTGGATCGGCCTCCGCTCCAGCGAGCAGGTCGCGGACGTGGAGACGCACCGGCTCGGCCGGTGCTTCTTCCACTCCGTGGTCGGTGCTGCGGAATCGGACGAGGGTGACACGGGCTTCGGCTTCGCCGCCTGTCACGGATGACACTACGATCTCGCGGCACCACAATTTGTCGTACGTGGCTGCGTAAGACAGCGGCTCGGATGCGTACAGCGTGGGGATGTCAGGCATGGTTCAGTCGCTCCTCTAGTGCGGCGATGCGTGCGTTGCTTTCTTGCAGTGCCTTGATCAACACCGGCACCAACTTCTCATACGCCAGTCCAAGATGGTCGCCACACTGCGCGACCACGCTATCGGCGTAGTCGGTGCCCTCAAGTGCCGCCTGTGCCTCTTGGGCGATCAGTCCGACCTGACGCTCGGCCGCGAAGTTTCGGTCGCTCTGCGGAATGAAGTCGAACGCGACGGGCCGCAGCGATTCGATGACGCTGGTCGCGTCGGTCAGCGATTCGACGCGAGTCTTGAACCGGGCGTCGGATGTGGCGACTGTCGCGTTAGTCGCGTAAATCTGCGAGTTGACTTGCAGGAGGTAGCCTCCTTGATCGGTTGTGTACCCGATCATCAACTCGCCGCCAGTATTGATCCGCATCCTCTGCACGGCGGCATTGCCGCTACCAGAGGTAACCAAAAAGTTCATGCCGTCAAAGTAATCCGCCGACACCCTCCCCAACTCAGTGCCGCCGCGTCGCAGACTCATGTCGGCAGCGTTAGAAAAAGCGCCGCTAACCTCTCCAATCAGAACTGCGGTAGTAGCGTCGGCACCGTTGTATGCGTGCAAGCGGCCAGCGGCGCTCGTCGTCCCAATCCCCACATTCCCGCTCGCATCCACCCGCACCCGCTCGGTGCCGTTGGTGACGATGGCCGCCACGTCCGCCGCTGGGAAATACAGCCCAGTGTTGGCATCGCCGCTCGGTGCCACGCTGCACGCTGAGACGCTGCCTGCGGTGACGAGGACTTGCCCCGCGAACGTGGCGGTGCCGGTGGAGGAGATGGTGAGGCGGGTTGTCGCTCCGGTCATCAGGTGCAGGTTGTCGGCAACGCCGGAATTATTGGCGAACGCCGCGTTGATCCATGAGTAACCGCCAGTGTTGTTTGTGCCGATATTGATCGCGCGTGACGCGCCGTTGGTCTGAAAAACGACGCCTGTGTTCATGTCACCGCTGGCGGCTGGCGCAACGTCGCCAAGATTCACCTGCACCTTTGCATTCGGCGCGCCGCCTAGACCGATCCCGACATTCCCGCTTGCGTCGATCACAAACGGCGACGTATCCCCGCTGGCGTCGTTGACGACGAACGAGTTGGCGGTGCCGGTGTTTGTCACCGTCAGCGGGACGACGTTGCCGGTGTTCTCAAACGTCGCCGCGCCAGTGAACGCCGGACTCGCCGTCGGCTGCACGGAGAGCACCGTGCGTGCCGTCGCGGCGTCCAGTTCCTCCACGTCGCCTGCACCCGCAGACGAGCGACCGAGCAGGCGGTCGGTGGCGGAGACGTTTTGGATTTTCGCGTAGGTCACCGCGTCGTTGTCGATCGTCAGCACCGTGCCGCTGCTCGAGATCGTGATGTCGCCCTTGTCGCCGTCGGTGAATCCGACGCCGGCCATGCCTGTCGGGCCTGTTGCGCCGGTTGGCCCTGTCACGCCTTGCGAGCCTTGACTGCCTGTCGGCCCGGTCGGCCCTGTGGCACCGGTCGCGCCCACGGACCCCGTGTCGCCCGTTGCGCCCTGCGCTCCGGTTGGCCCTGTTGGCCCGGTCGACCCGACGTCGCCTTGGGCACCAGTCGCGCCTGTCGGGCCAGTGGCACCTACGTCGCCTTGCACGCCTTGCGATCCCACAGCTCCTGTCGGCCCTGTCGAGCCGGTGGCACCGACGGAGCCTGTGTCACCGACGACGCCTTGCGGCCCGGTGCTGCCTGTCGGCCCAGTAGGCCCGGTTGATCCGACTTCGCCTTGTGCACCGACAGCGCCCGTTGGCCCGGTGACACCTTGGTCACCTTGCGGACCGGTAGCGCCTGTCGGCCCGGTCACGCCCTGCAATCCCTGCTCGCCTGTCGGGCCTGTTGCACCGACGTCGCCGACCGATCCTTGTGGCCCTGTGCTGCCAGTCGCGCCCGTCGGTCCTGTGACGCCTTGCGGGCCGACGGCGCCTGTTGGGCCGGTCACACCTTGATCACCCTGTGCGCCAGTAGGCCCAGTTGCGCCTGTCGCGCCAACGTCGCCCTGGGCTCCGGTTGGCCCGGTGGATCCAACGTCGCCTTGCGGTCCCGTGCTGCCAGTCGGGCCTGTGTTGCCGACTGCACCTTGGTCGCCAGTGGCGCCTGTTGGGCCAGTGACGCCTTGGTCACCTTGTGCACCGGTCGGGCCGGTGGCGCCTGTGGCACCAACGGAGCCCTGCGGGCCTGTGCTGCCCGTTGGGCCGGTCACCCCTTGCTCACCCTGCGAGCCGGTCGGGCCAGTGGCACCGACCTCACCTTGGCTACCAACGGCACCCGTTGGCCCTGTCACGCCTTGATCACCAGCGGCGCCTGTCGGGCCGGTCACGCCCTCGTCACCTTGGGCACCGGTCGCACCCGTCGGCCCAGTCACGCCCTGGCCACCGACAGCGCCTGTCGGCCCGGTCGCGCCGGTTGCGCCCACGTCACCCTGTGATCCCGTTGGCCCGGTTGGCCCTGTGTTGCCGATGTCGCCTTGCGCGCCCGTGGCACCAGTTGGGCCTGTCACCCCTTGCTCACCTTGCGACCCGGTTGGGCCTGTCACGCCCTGTGTGCCGCTGGCACCTGTTGGCCCGGTCACGCCTTGCTCGCCTTGGGCACCCGTTGGGCCGGTCTCGCCGATCAAGCCTTGGGCACCCGTGGGGCCTGTCGAGCCTGTCGCGCCAACGTCGCCCTGCGCACCAACGGCACCCGTTGGTCCGGTAGCGCCGATGACGCCTTGGTCACCTTGCGCGCCAGTCGGCCCGGTGCTGCCGATGTCACCGACGGCACCAGTCGGGCCTGTCTGGCCAACGTCGCCGACCACGCCTTGGGCGCCGGTTGGCCCGGTCGGCCCTGTCGATCCTTGTGCACCTGTGTCACCGGCGACGCCTTGCGAACCTGTCGGCCCTGTGCTGCCGACCTCGCCTTGTGATCCCGTCGGCCCAGTCGCGCCAACGTCACCGACGGCTCCGGTCTGGCCTGTCGCGCCCGTCTCGCCTGTCGGCCCGGTGACACCCTGCACACCCTGCGACCCGGTCGGCCCGGTGACTCCTTGGATGCCTTGCGGTCCCGTCGCGCCGACGTCGCCTTGGCTACCGGTCGGCCCAGTCAATCCGATCAGGCCTTGCTCGCCTTGGGCGCCTGTGGCACCTGTCGGGCCGGTAGCGCCGGTGTCGCCGACGGCTCCAGACGAGCCGGTCGGCCCCGTCGCTCCCGTGGCGCCCTGCGCGCCCGAGCCGCCCTGTGCACCGGTCGGGCCTGTCGCACCTGTGCCTCCAATGTCGCCCTGCGGTCCTGTCGGGCCTGTCGATCCGACGGCGCCCGTGGAGCCGACCGAGCCTGTGGCACCCACGCTGCCGGTCGGGCCTGTCGCGCCTTGGACGCCCTGCGGTCCAGTGATCGATTCGCCTTGAGCGCCAGTCGGGCCGGTCGCACCGGCGACGCCCGTGGCACCGACGCCACCAGTCGATCCTTGCGGGCCGGTTGGCCCGGTCGCGCCCGAGGTGCTGAACTCCGTCCACGTCGTCAGGTCGCCACCCAGCTGCCACAGGAGGCCCGTGGCGGTGACGTGCACGAGCATGCCGGCCTCGCGGCGGGCGGCCGGGATCGCGTCTCGCGCGGCATTGTCGGCGACCGTGCGGTAGCCACCCTTGCCGTAGAGCGCCTCGTGGCTTGGGTGCACGTCGGTCGTGTCGAACGGCACGACCGGTGCGGCGACGTTCGTGCCCTTGATGCTGCTCATCAGCTCACCACGACGACGACGGTGCCGGTGATCGGGTACGTGCTGCGGTAGATCGTGTAGCTACGCGCGGCCTGCCCGGTGAACGTGATGGACCTGGTCGTCGTCTCCCAGGCGGAGTTGACCAAGCCGCCGACCGTGAACGTTGGCGACCCGAACGACGCCGGGAGCACGAAGTGCAGGTAGGCCGCCGTGGCCACGATCGTCCGCGTCTGGCTGCGGCCGTCCGCCATGTCGCTCGTCAGCTGCGACGCAATCTGGCCGTCGGTGATCGCCGCGGCCGTGCTCGCGCCCCACCACCGCAAGAGCAGGGCAGGGGAGGTGGCCGTGTCGTCCGCGACGGCCTTCGTGTGCACGCGCATCGTTGCTCGGAAGCCGTCGCCGTACCGCCAGACCGGGATACCTCGAGGTGCCGCCACCTCGTACGTCACG